GATTCTTGGGTAAATACACTCCACAAGATTCCCGTACTCATTAATCTCTCCCACGCAGACCTTTGGGGTTTTAAGCATTAAGTGCTTTGTTGAGTCCCATTTTGTCGCGTAGGTGCTAGTTACAAACTGACAGTGGAGTCGATCATCAGGCGTTACAAATAGACGAGGGTCTTCGTAACTAAGTCGATGTTTACCGGGACGTAGTTTCCGAGGAGCGATGATCGTGGAGTCGTTCAGAAGCTCGCCAATCCATAGATCAGTTGGGGTGTTGTTGTAATAGAAATATTTCATGTCGTGCCGGAAACAAAAAGGTTCCGGCTGTGAGCGCCAAGCAATGAGAGATGATCCTCGGTGCTTGATCAAACTGGGGCTGAAGTTAGCGACACTTCCTTCAGGTAGACCTTTAGTTATTCGAGTAAAGGTTCCTCCTATGTCTTCAGCTTGTTGAAAGACAGTTGGGTAGCCAGTGTTATCTCGTATTCTTGCTTTAAGAACGGTTTGAGAGTGGTAGTTGCGGTAGCGGTGGAATTGAACGCTCATTTGGATACCTCCTCCATAGCTTTCTCAAAACCTTCAGCGATCTTGTCCCACCGATAAGACGGGTTTTGAGTCACTTCAAAGCAATCGTTAGCGACTTTTTCATAAAAGTCCTTGTCTTCGTACAGTGTTGAGAGTTTTTCTGCTGCATCGTCGACGTCGATAATTCCACGCTCGACCCCAAGATCTTTGTCGTAAATCCAGGCAGCGACGTCCGCTAGAAGTCCCTTACCTTTCCAAACGTCAGAACATGAGGTGTGGTTGGGCATAACTTGAGGACGCTTACAACTTGCATGTTCAAAGGGCACTAGTCCCCAACCTTCGCCGTTACAAGTATTTAGACCCACGTCACAGGCGTTATAAATGATATTCAGAAGTTCGTCCGGCGGGGCGTTGGTGTAGTCGATATTGTTTGCGGTCATGATTAATCGTTGGTCTGGCTCTAAACCAGCTCTCTTCATCTCGGCATTGAAAATTGCTCGCACATCCCAACCAAGATCTTTTTCGCTCATGTGCAGATAAAGCGAGGCATCGGGTTTATCTTTCGCGAACTTCACAAAAGTTTTAATTGTCAGGTCAATGTTTTTGCGAGGTTGATTTCTATTCGCGTTAAGAACGAGAAACTTATCGGTAGGTAAGTTGAGTTTTTTGCGGCACTCGTCTCTGTCGAGAGCAAAGAATTTACCGGTGTCCAGACCGTGGGGAATCACCCCAAGCATCTTCGGTTTGACTCCGTGCCTCATGATCCGCTGCGCTTGCTCAATCGAAAAGGTGATCGCGAAATCCCAATCCTTAATGAAGCGCATATGGTTTTCGATATACCATTCGCTATCAATTGGGAAGTAAGCGATGAATTTAAATTTCATCGACGACTTCAACAGGTGAATTCGTTCCCACACCTGATTCACCATCCAGATGTCGTTTAGGCAAATAACAAAGTCTGGGTCTTCTTGCTGAACTACAAGAGGCAGACGCTGAATACCAAAACGATCAGCCGGATTAATAGCACCTGCTGGGTAAACCTTGAAAGGTAGGTCGTGAGGGTCGCCTGCGTAGTTAATCCCAAAAGCTACAATCTCATTATCCTTTGCAAGGTGCTCAAGGATACTGTGTGTTACACGAGCAAAGCCAGTGTTCGAAAGGATATCTCCGTACCAAAGAATTTTGGCCATGCCAGGGTTAAAATCTTTCTGACAGTATACAGACAGTTTTTAAAAGCACATGCCAAGTAGAGAGAGTTTTGCGTATCGACGTGCTCTGAAACTTAGAGCTACTAAGGCTATTGAGTCTGATGCACCTGAGTTAGACACTATATTTACTAGAGCAGCAGAAGACTTCCATACGTTCTGTACTGTTATGGATAAAGCTCCTGCATCTCATATGCTGGAGTGGCATAAGCATTTGATTACAGGTGAGAGCAATAGGTACCTACTAGATATCGCAGGCCCTAATCTTGACATCCTCGCTCCACGAGGTTCCGCCAAGTCGACCGTGCTCAACATGTTTACCGCGTGGATTATTGGTAGACATACAACTGCTGGTCTTCCCCTTCAGATCATCTACTGCTCGTACAACATCGCTACAGCAATCCCGAAGAGTCGAATTATTAAGCAGATCATCGACTCTGCAACGTTTAAAAAAATCTTTCCAAAGGTCCAACTGCGAGCTGGCATGCAGTCGGATATTGGTTGGTCGATTGATTTCGATTATGCAGGTATCAGCCGGGTGGGCGACGAAGAATTCACCCTTCGAGCAGCGGGTCTTCGAGGTTCGATCACGTCAAAACGTGCTCACCTGGTCATCGTGGATGACCCTATTAAATCGAGCACTGACATCAAAAACCCTTCGATTAGGGAGGAGATGAACGGTAACTGGAGCTCGGTTATCGCTCCGATTATTTTTGAAGGTGGTCGAGCTATCTGTCTAGGTACTCGATTCCACCCCCTCGACATCCATAAAACGATGTTCATTCCGGAGAAGGGCTGGAAGCAGGTTCAGCAGGAAGCGCTTACATATGACAACGCTGGTGAAGCTGTGAGTTATTGGCCTGAGCAGTGGAGTGTTGATTACTTGCTTGGGCAGAAGGAACTGGACCCCGTGGCATTCGCCTTCCAGTACCAGCAGCAACCAGTAATGACCTCAGACCTAATCCTCTCTCCAGACCTTTTGGTGAAAGGGGACGTTGTTACGGAGTTTGATTCTCTTGCTGTCGGAATCGACCTTTCAGCGAGTAAGAACGAAACCTCTGACTACACCGCTTTTGTTCTTGGAGGGAGACTAAAAGATCAGTACTACATCATTGATGCTCATCAGGTTCGGTCGATCGGGAACTTAGAGAAGATCGATCTCCTGTGCAAAATGCTTGTTGAGTGGGGCATCCTTCAAGAGAACCCCGAGGGGCAGTACTTCCCTACATATTCCACTTGTACTCTTGTCGTTGAATCCGTGGCTTATCAAGCGTCGCTTGCAGCAGATCTAAAACGAGTGATGCTGAATGAATGGGGCCTAGGAAATCTTCATATCCACGAGGTGAAAGGCTTCAGAGGTGACAAGATCGCTCGGTTCAGGGGTACCCTTGGGCTTCTGGAGAACAAGAAGGTGGTCTTCAATCGGTACCGAAGATTCGATCAGCTCTTTGACCAGGTTATTAACGTCGGTGCAACCTCTCACGACGACTTGCTTGACGCTTATACACACCTCGTGTGCTTCCTGCAACGCCGTGGTAACTATCACACGGAGTACTAATCAATGATCTCGGAATCCTGGCGTTATGACGAAGCTGTTATGAACACTTACAGAGTGATGTTTAACATCACTGCTCACAACCCACTTTCACGTGTCGATCAACTTCTAGAGGTTCTTAGGGGTTACGACGAGATTCCTGCTGCTCAAAAGGATGTTTTTATCTATATCGATCATGAACATAAACAGGATAAGGAAACCCTCTTAAAAGTTCTTGAACCAAACCTCAAGACACTAAGTCTTTGTGTTTTGGTCGCGGGTCCGGAGTACCAGGGTTTTTCTCTTTGCTGGTCGCATAAACCGACACTAAAGTTAGCTGTTGAGACTAAGTCTTATGACATTTATATTTATAGCGAAAATGACATGGTGTTCAACAGTGAGCATTATGCCTATTGGTTAACCTATCGTCAATTCCTAAAGCCGTTAAACCTTGAGCCAGGCTTTTGCCGTTTTGAGCGGTACGACCATAAATGTGTTCCGTTTGATAATTACAAAAAGTGGCGTCTAACAGGACCTACGCCAGATGTCTGGGGTGAGCGACCTTATCAAGTGCAAGCGTACCTAACACCCACGCTGGATCTACTTGGTTTTGTCTCTTTGGGTAACCCCTATATGGGTTTAATGGTCCTGGATCAGGAGATGGCGGAGACTTATATCTACTCGCAAAGTTGTGACTCGGCTAAGAGTTTCGCACTAACTCGTCACCGTTGTTGGCCGATTGCCGACAGAAGTTCTATGGGGCTCGCCTTTGAAGGACTTAAGAGTGGACAGGAGCACCGTCGAGTGGTGCCAGTTGTGAGAGACGAAGATAAGGTTGTTATCGCCCCTTATGGCTTAGTTGAGCATTTAGATAAAAAGTACAGCACGCGTCTAGCTGATGAGGATGGTACCCTCATGGATATTTCTGAGATGTTCCTGGTATGAGCGATCGTGTCTCTCATCCGTCTCATTACAATCAAGGTGAGATCGAATGCATCGATGCTTTAAGGGCATCTTTGGGCTCTGAAGGGTTCAAAGGTTTTTGCAGAGGTTCGGCGATTAAGTATCTGTGGCGTACCGAGCACAAGAACGGCGTTGAGGATCTTAAAAAGTGTGCATGGTATATAAACAAGCTCATCGAAATTGCTGAGCAAGAAGGTTAAACTATTACTGAGGCTTCTTACTTATGGATATCCGCGCTTTTGGTTCTGTCTTTCCTCAGCAGG